AGTATCTAATCGTTTTTGCTTAGCTACATATTTACCTGATTTGTATTGACTCATTACACTTTCAGGAGTATCTGTAAGTCTGCATAATTCAGCGGCGCTCATACCATTATATTTTAAAGCCTCTTTTAAGCGCTCGGCAAATGTAGATTTCATTTTATCTCACCTCTCTTACAAGTATTATACAATAAACTTTGCAAAAACGCAATATTTATTTTGAAAAAAATAAAAAAACTTTGCAAAACCTATTGACTTTGCAAAACCAAAGTGTTATAATGACTTTGTAAACACAAAGTGTAGGAGGTGTTAAAGTGTACAATTATAGCAAGCTTTTAGGTAGAATTAAAGAAAAAGGTTTTACTTTAGAAGCATTAGCAAAGAAAATAGGTCTTAATGTATCTACTCTAAGCAAGAAACTCAACAATAAAAGCGAATTTCATCAAGATGAAATTAAAAAAATATGTAGAGTGATTGATATAGAAATGTGTGATATAGGAACTTATTTTTTTTGCCAAGAGACTTTGGTTTTACAAAGTAACGTAGGTAATATAAGAAAGTAGGTGAGGAAATGTGGAAAGTGTGCAAAAACAGATTGCAAAATACATTGATAATAAAGGTATAACAATCATGCACATATCTCAGAAGACAGGAATAACATATGAGCTATTAAGATTATCATTAAAAGCAAATCGTAAAAAAACAAGCACACAGCAAAGACTATGTGCTTGAAGAAAAATAAATATAGAGTTTCACCGAATTTACGGAGTGCAAACTATACGTTACCGTATAGCAGGGCGATATTGTCACCTCGTTAATTGAATTATATTCAGACTTGAGTTGCTTAACGGCAGAATCAAGTACTGAATCATTGAATGGTTTAATTACATCTTGTATCTTTGAAAGTGATGGATATTGTGTTGAATCAAGTGGTTTAGACATTGTTGCTATTCCTGAAAGTCTGATTTCATCGTTTTTAATCGTAGACATCCAATTTGTTACTCCGAAAAATCGTGGTTATGTCATTTCTGCATAACTCTCATAGTCGCCTATGAGTTCAGACTGTGCCTTCAACCTGTGGGAAAGGTTGCTCCGTGTCCAGTCGTTACACCTCCCCGTAGTGGGTTTGGCTCGGCGTTGTCTATATTTATTACATTTTAGCACAATATGGTTATTTACGCAAGAACAAAAATCGACGTAGGTAATATAAGAAAGTAGGTGGGAATTATGAAAGATGAAAAAATAATTTTTGAAGTATCGGTAAGTAAAAAAGAACTATCTAAACTATTAGATCCGTTACAGACAGTTCTTTTAAATGGAATATTAGAAAAGTTGGCAAATGCTATTTCTTCTCAATAAAGGTTTTGTGATACTCATTAAGAATGTCTAAAGTAACACTTGCAGATGTTTGTTTCATAAGTAATGCAAAATTAGTATAGGGATCACATTCATCCGGAGTTTTACTATACTTCTCTAATATGATTTTAGAAAATTCTTCAAAAGACGTTGACATTATAATCACCTCCTTCCGAGATGATTATAGCACAAATGGTTAAAAAATACAATCGACGTAGGTAATATAAGAAAGTAGGTGAGAAAAATGGAAGATGAAAAAGAAAATGAATTAAAAGATGAACTAAAACTGCTGGCAATGCCATTAATCAAATTTCTAAAAGAAAATTATAATCCATATTGCAAAGTAGAAGTATCGGAAAAAGGTGTAAAAATAGTTGGAGATGTTTGCTTAATACCAATTAAATAAGGTACAAAGTAATAGGACAAAAAATGAAATACATAGATTAAAGCAGGAGGTGGAAATCATGGAGGCGGAAAAGACCAAAAAGGCAAGAAAGCCGAGAAAGCAACCTAAAGTACACGTTGAAGTGGTAGGCAGTTGGAAAGACAGACCCGCTTATGAACAGTTTCAGCATTGGAAACCTCATATAGAAAATATGTATCATATGCTTGGGTATGGTGACGTAACGGTTGAGCCGTCGCAGGAGATGATTGACGAGTACAATGCTATTCAAGCAAACAAGGAAAAAGGAGCTTAATGCTCCGAAGATAGGACAAGCTCACAGGCAGACAAGGGCTGTCCGCGTATTATCCGTAAAATAGTTAGACTTTCCCTAAGAGTTTTAATCCTTTTGCGGACAGTTCCTGTGTGCCTGTGAGGTAAGAGAAATGAGGAAAACAAATGAACACAATAGGAATTGCGCTGATTAGTTTCGGTATCGGACTAATCATAAGTTGGAAATTGGCAGAAAGGGACATAAAAAATGCTAAAAAGAAAACCAAAAACAGAGAATGAGAAAACGGAAGAATATTTCCACAGAGAAGTATTTCCGATGATTAACGCATTCGCCAAGGAGTGCAGAGGACACGCAAAATAGAAAATAACAGTGAAAGGAATATTTTCAAATGAACAAATATGTAATAATGACGGGCAGAGATGATGTAGTGGTTTTAAACGCCGATGACAACAAGTCGGTTAAGGCATACATAGCAAAAGGATACGGCATAACAAATCGTATCAAGTCAAAGCACCCGCTTGAAATGAGTGTTGCGAAGATTATCAGTGGAGATAATTAAACGGCTATGACGAAATACGAATTTGACGATTGGGCGTGCATAGACGAGGACTTTGCTTGTCGTGATGACGACTTCGCCTGTATCGACGATGATTGGGCGTGCATAGATGATGATGACGCAGTATGCGACGATGAACGCGACGGACTTACGGAAGAAGAAGCCGACGCATACGAAAAGGAAAAAGCGTGGTATGACCTATTCAAAGAGGTATTGCAGTATCCGTACAGTTACGGATTATCTTGGGGAATAGTTTTAGCATACAGACAACCTATAAAATATCAGAATTAGGAGGTGAGAAGTGTGGCAGATGAGAAAACGGCGGAAATACTGAAATTGTATAGCGATTTAACACCGAATGAAAAGCATTTGGTAGGTGTTTTCGTAAATGCGATGATACTTAGTCGCAATAAAAATGACCGTCAGAGCGGCAACTCAATAACGGTCAAATAAAAGCACATAGATTATTAATCTATGTCAACATTATATCACAGAAAGGAATAAAAATCAATGCAAATTGTAATTAGGCTTGAACAGAAAGATTTTGAGGGTAACAAGGAAGTATTCGACCGAATGTACGGATTATGTTCGGTACTCAACAAAAAGACGGGACCTGTGGAGATGACAAAGGCGGAAGTTGAGAAATCGGCGAACGTTGTAAGAGAGGAACAGACGTCAGACGATACGCCGACAGAGGATAATACCGCCGAAGTGGAATACACAATAGAGGAAGTACGCAAGGCATTCGGTGAATATGCGAAGTCGCAGGGCAGAGATAAGGCCAAGGGACTGCTTCAAGAAATGGGTTACGGCAAAGTAACGGAAATACCGCCTGAGCGATACGCAGAGGCGATGACAAGAATAGGAGATGTGAAGTAATGCCGGAAGAACACGCAAAACTTTCAGCGTCGGGGTCAAAGAAGTGGATAAACTGCCCTGCGTCAATCGCAATGGAAAGTAAATTCCCCGACGAAAGCAGTGAATATGCAAAAGAGGGAACTACCGCACATTCATTGGGTGAGGCAAAGCTGAAATTAGCTTTAAACCACATAACACGCGTGCAGTATCATAAGATGATACGTTCGCTTGACATAACAGAAGATATGGAAGAATACACGGACAGTTATCGTGATTTTGTATTGGAGCGATACAATGCGATTAAAAGTCAATGCAAGGACGCACAAATACATCTTGAACGCCGTTTAGATTTTTCGGAATGGGTACCCGACGGATTCGGTACAGGCGACACCGTTATTATCGGCGGTGGAATAATCGAGATAATAGACCTTAAATACGGACAGGGCGTAAAGGTATCGGCAGACAAGAACAGTCAGCTTAGGATATATGGCTTAGGAGCATTGAGCGAATACGACTACCTATACGACATACATAAGGTCAATTTAACGATATTCCAACCACGACTTGATAACATTGATACGGAAACGCTTACACGCGGTGAACTCATTAAGTGGGGCGAAGATTTAAAGCCTAAAGCCGTACTTGCGAACAGCGGTGACGGTGACTGTATAGCGGGACGTCATTGCGATGACGGATTTTGCAAAGCAAGAGCCGTATGCCGTGCGTATGCAGAGGAGAAAAACAGGCCTGCGGCAATGGTTTTCAAACCGCCTTTGGAACTTACCGAAGATGAAATTGCGGAGGTAATAGACCAAGCGGAAAACCTTGCGAAGTGGTCGAAACTCGTAAAGGACTATGCTTTGGAACAGGCACTTAATAACGGCGTTAAGTATCCGGGATTTAAAGTGGTTGAGGGAAGAAGTAACCGCAAATATGCGGAGGACGACAGCAAAATCGCCGATGTATTAATTAAAGCCGGTTATGACGAAAAGAACATATATAAGAAAGAAATACTTAACATCACCCAAATGGGAGCACTTTTAGGCAGAGCAAGATTTAACGAACTGCTCGGAGAATATGTAATAAAACCGCAGGGAAAGCCGACGCTTGTACGTTCGGAGGACAAACGTCCCGAATGGAACTCGGCAGAGAAAGCGGCAGAAGATTTTAAAGATATAAAGTAAAGGAGAAATAACAATGGAAAAAAGAAAGACACAGGTAATCACAGGAGAAGTAAGATTCAGTTATGCACACGTTTGGGAGCCGTCATCAATCAACGGCGGTGACGAAAAGTATTCGGTAAGTATCATCATTCCGAAAAGCGACACAAAGACAATCAAGGCTATAAACAATGCAATCGAGGCGGCAAAGCAAGAGGGCATTGCGAAGTTCGGCGGTAAAATTCCCGCAAATTTAAAGTTGCCGTTGCGTGACGGTGATACTGACAGAGAGGACGACGAAAACTATGCAAACAGTTATTTTGTCAACGCAAACTGCAGAACCGCACCGGGTATTGTGGACAAGTCACGTCAGCCGATAATCGACAAGACGGAATTTTACAGCGGTTGTTACGGTCATGCGTCAATTTCGTTTTACGCCTTTAACTCCAACGGCAATAAAGGTATTGCGTGCGGTCTTAATAATTTGATGAAAACGAGGGACGGAGAGCCTTTAGGCGGACGAAACACTGCGGAGGACGACTTTGCGGGACTGTATGATGAAGATGACGATTTTCTTAATTAACAGGTGACAAAATGAAATCACTCAGTATCGACATTGAAACATACGGAAGTGTTGATTTAATTAAATCGGGGGTATATGCTTATGCGAATGCCCCCGATTTTAAAATCTTGTTATTTGCGTATGCGTTTGATGATGAAGAAGTAAAAATAACGGACCTTGCACAAGGTGAGGCGTTGCCGAAAGAAGTAATGGACGCACTGACGGATGGAGATGTATTGAAAACGGCGTATAATGCGAACTTTGAAAGAACGTGTATCGGTAAGTATTTTAATATTGATTTGCCTGTAAATCAATGGCGTTGCAGTGCGGTACAAGCGTCAGAACTCGGACTTCCGCTTTCGCTTTCGGCTGTGGCGGTTGCGCTCGGTTTGGAGGAGCAAAAGGACAAACGCGGAAAAGCATTGATTGACTATTTCTCAAAACCGTGTAAGCCGACAAAGACGAACGGCGGACGTACAAGGAATTTACCAACGCACGCACCCGACAAGTGGGAGGTATTCAAAGAATACTGCATACAGGACGTTGAAGTGGAACGCGCGATAAAAAAGAAACTCGCCCAATTTCCGATATGCGACAGTGAACAAAAACTGTGGACGTATGACCAACGAATTAACGACAGAGGTGTAAGAGTTGACCGAAACTTTGTTGAAAATGCAATCAAATTCAATACGGAATACAGCGACAGGTGCTATGATGAGGCACAGAAAATAACGGGACTTGAAAATCCGAAATCGGTTGTGCAACTAAAGGCGTGGCTTGAAGAAGAAACAGGGCAGAAAATCGACAGCTTAAACAAGGAAAAATTAAAGGAGCTTATAGCTGATGAAAGCATATCACTAAAGGCGAAAAGAGTGATATATCTGCGTTCAATGATGGCGAAAACGTCTGTAACAAAGTACGAGGCAATGGAGCGGAGCGTCTGCGATGACGGACGAATAAGAGGACTCTTGCAGTTTTACGGCGCAAACCGTACAGGACGTTGGGCAGGAAGAATTGTACAGGTGCAAAACCTACCGCAAAACCATTTGAAAGATATTGATTACGCAAGAGAATGTGTGGAAAACGGCGATTTTGAACTGTTTGAAATGCTTTACGAAAACGTTCCGCAAACGCTGTCGGAGCTTATACGAACAGCACTTGTACCGAGTGAGGACAGGCGATTTATAGTAGCGGACTTTTCGGCGATTGAGGCAAGAGTTATCGCATATCTTGCAGACGAAAAATGGCGACTTGAAGTATTTAAAACTCACGGAAAAATATACGAGGCATCGGCAAGTCAGATGTTCCATGTTCCGATTGAAAGTATTCACAAAGGCGATCCGCTACGTCAAAAAGGCAAGATTGCCGAACTTGCACTCGGTTACGGCGGAAGTGTCGGAGCTATGGTGAGTATGGGTGCTTTGAAAATGGGTATTGACGAAGAAGAACTTCAAGGTATCGTGGATAAGTGGCGGAGTTCAAATCCTGCCATAACGGCATTTTGGCGAACGGTCGAGAATGCGGCGATTAAGGCGGTTGAGGGTTATCCGGGCAAGATTAGACACGATATTTCTTTTTACAAACAGTCGAATATTCTTTTTATCGGTCTGCCGTCGGGAAGAAAAATCGCTTACGTTAAACCGAAAATCGAAGTAAACAGATTTGGAAAAAAAGCCGTTACATATATGGGTATGAATCAGACAACAAAAACTTGGAGCAGACTTGAAACATGGGGCGGTAAGCTTGTTGAAAACATAGTACAGGCGTTTGCGAGGGATTGCTTGGCTGAAAGCATAATTCGGCTTGAGGACAGAGGTTTTAAGATTAATTTCCACGTTCACGATGAGGTTATAGTTGACGTTCCGAAAGGCGTGTCGAGTGCAGAGGAGTTGGCGGCGATAATGTGTGAGCCGATTGAATGGGCGAAAGGACTTCCGCTTAATGCGGACGGATACGAATGTAATTTTTATATGAAAGATTAGGGGGTGTTATAAATTGGATTTAGTAATTGCTACGGGACAAAGCAGAAAATCAAAACTATGGAAAAATACAAAAATGTCGTGGGGAGATTTTGTCGAAAGGCTGAAAACGACAACAAGGACGAGCGAAACGCAAGGTGAATTTGCAAATATGCCGAAGTCACAACAGGATGATATAAAGGACGTCGGCGGTTTTGTGGGCGGTAAGGTGAAAAACGGCAAGCGACAGTCGGGAAGTATCGAAAACAGAATTTTGCTTACGCTTGACGCAGACTTTGCCGACAGTGATTTTTGCGATAATATTTCAATGTTTTACGATTTTACATACTGCATTTACTCAACGCACAAGCACACAGCCGAAAAGCCGAGATTTCGTTTGGTGATACTTCTGTCAAGACCTTGTACGCCGGATGAATACGAAGCTGTTGCAAGAATGGTGGCGTATGATATTGGTATAGATATGTTTGACGACACAACGTATCAGCCGCACCGTTTAATGTATTGGCCGAGTACGAGCATTGACGGCGAGTATGTGTTTGAACACGAGGAAAATAAACCGCTTGACGTTGACAGGGTGCTTGCAAAATATGAAGATTGGCACGACGTATCGAGTTGGTACGTTTCGTCAAGAACAACAAAGGCGTTGGACAGACAGGTAAGAAAACAAGAGGATCCAACGCTTAAAAAAGGTGTTATCGGTGCGTTTTGCAGAACGTACGATATACATTCGTGCATAGAAAAATATCTTCCCGACGTGTATGAAAAATGTGCCGTAGGCGACAGATACACATACAGGGACGGCTCGAGTTCAAGCGGACTTGTAGTGTATGAGAACGGCAAATTTGCGTATTCAAATCACGCAACAGACCCTGCAAGCGGTAAGTTGTGCAACAGTTTTGACCTTGTTCGTATTCATAAATTCAGCGATACGGACGCAGACGCAAAGGACGGTACACCTGTATCGAAACTGCCGTCATATTCGGCAATGTGCAAGCTTATAGACGGTGACAGTGATGTTTCAATGCTTATGTTTAAGGAACGTCAAAAGAAAGCGGCGGAAGATTTCGGCGGTATCGAAAGCGAAGAAACGGACGATATGCAGTGGGCGTTAAAGTTGGAGAAAAACGAAAATACAGGCGCTTACGAAAAGACGCTTAACAATATTATTCTTATAATTGAGAACGATTCGCATTTAAAAGGCAAAATCAAAATGAACGATTTTACAGGCTATGCAGAGATTGACGGCATTATGCCTTGGGACAAGGACGCACCGGAAAAACGCGTTTGGCAGGATTCCGATACGGACGGATTGCAGTGGTATCTTGAATATGTGTATGGCATTAAAATGGGTAATGATAAGGTTTTCCGTGCGTTGTCGGTGTTTTACAGACGTGTTGCGTATGATCCGATTGTTGAGTATTTGGACGGTCTTGCGTGGGATAATACTGAACGACTTGACACATTGTTTGTCGATTATCTCGGTGCGGCGGATAACGAATATACAAGAGAAGTGACGCGTAAAATGTTCGTCGGAGCGGTCGCAAGAGCGTATGAGCCGGGAAGTAAATTCGATAATATGCTTATTCTGTCGGGCAGGCAGGGCATAGGGAAGAGTACGATACTTCGCAAAGTCGGCTTTGACAGGTGGTTTACGGACGGCATAAAGACGTTCGAGGGTAAGGAATTGTGCGAGGTTATACAGGGTAAATGGATTGTAGAGATAAGCGAACTTGAGGCACTTAATAAGTCGGAAGTCGGCAGTGTTAAACAGATACTGTCGCAGACGTCGGACAGATACCGCGCGGCATACGGCAGAATTGTACAGGAACACCCGCGAAGATGTGTATTTTTCGGTACGAGCAATAACAGCGATTATCTTCGTGACCGTACCGGTAACAGAAGATTTTGGCCCGTTGATACGGAGATTGTGCCGATAAAAAAGAGCGTGTTTACCGATTTGACCGATGAGGAAATAAATCAAATTTGGGCGGAGGCAAAAGTGCGTTATACGCAGAATGAACCGCTTTATTTGTCAAAGGAAACGGAACAGCTTGCGAAACAAGTGCAGTCAGATCATAGGGAAGTGTCGGTTAAAGAGGGACTTATTCGTGATTTCCTTGATAAACGTGTTCCGCGTGATTGGAACTGTTGGGACTTGGCAAAACGCAGAGATTTTTGGTCGGAGATTATAAGCGTACCCGAAGACGAACTTGTCGAACGTGACAGAGTGTGTGCGCTTGAAATATGGTGCGAACTCTTTAACGGTGATTTTAGGCAAATTCAACGTAGGGATTCGATAGAGATTAACAGTATCATTTCATCGTTTGACGATTGGGAAAAATATGACAAGGTTATTAAATTTAACAAGGATTACGGAGTGCAAAAAGGATTTAAAAGAGCTTAGAATATGGGGTAACTTTTAGAGGTAACCTTTATTTGAAAAGGTAACTTTCAAGGTAACTTTGGTAAACCTAAGTAACTTTTAAAAGTTACCCCAAAAACGCAGTGATAGCAAGGGTTTAGAGCATAGGTAACTTTGGTAACTTTAATTCTATATATTATATACATATATGTACTACAAAGAGAAACATACACGCATAACGCACATATACGCGTATAAGTGTATGAAAAACGGTTTTAAAGTTACCGCAGAAAGAACAGGTGGAAAAATGATAGAAAAGGACATTGAAAAATATTTAGTAAGGCG